ATAGTTAGGCATTAGTTGTCTCCTTTATTAGTTTTAAAATCATATCAACTGCTTGCATTTCATTCTTATCTTGTCTATTGGCTTGATCTTTTAACAACTCAGTCATGCTCCTTTTTTCCAGACCTTCTTGGTTCATCTGTGCTGTTAAAAGTTTGGTCATCATTTCAATAGCTTTGATAGATTCTTTACTGGCTCTGTCAGCTTCAGCTTTCTCATCTTTCATTGCTGTGGTGACACCAGCTTTAGTAGCTTCAAGCATTTGTTTATTTTCTTCAAGGTCTAGTTTCTTATTCTCTAGAGCAGCTTCAGCACTATTAACAGCAAGGTCCATCTGCATCTTCTGCTTCTCTAGTTCAACCTTGGCTTGTTCAAGAGCAACCATTTGTTGTTCTGGAGATTGTACCATACCCATTGCTTGATTAGCATTCTGTACTTGCTTGGCAGCTTCCATCAAGGCCAGTTCAATAACTTCTGGTTTCTGTGCAGACTCTGGAGCAACAGTACTAAGTTCTTGTTTAGCCATACCATTGACTTGTTCCTGATATTTCAAAACAGAATGTTCTTGTATATTGGCTTGAAGAACAGGTTGTACTCTTTGCATGATAGGATTGGCTCCATTCATGGGGTCTTGTAGATAAGCCATCTTTACTTGAATGTGAGCATCATGATTCTGTCCTGGGAATGCAGCAATAGGGATACCTTTAACAGACGCCATGATATCTGAAACAGGATCAAGTGCTTTAGGTTCTGGTTTGGGAGGAAGTATCTCGTCTAGGTTAGGCATATTTGCAGCACTAAGAATAGTTCTATTCAAGGCTTCTGTATTGAACATACCTGGAGGAGATTGTTGTGCCATCTGCAATGCCATATTAGCCAACATCATTCTGTGAGCATTAGAAGGAATGTTAGGATCACTTACAGGAATAACATCAACCTTACCATCAAAGTCTTTTTGATATATGTTTCTCTCTGCCAGAGGAACCTCATAAGGATATTCCTGTGGTAGATAATCTTTATCGATACTTGCTAAGATTTTAAATTCATCTCTTTGAGACTTATGTAATCTTTTATGAATAGCTGTGAAGAACTTACTGGATGCTTCTAACAATGCCATTGTAGTTCCTACAGGTCCATAGGAGGCAGCATCTGAAACAATCTGTTCAGTACTGTCTGCAAACTTCTGACCAGCAGCAGTTACAAACTGAAGCATTTGGTAGAGCGTCGAGGAAGGCTCTTTGTAAGGGAGAGATATAATTGCCTTGTTCAAATCAATACCAGTTGCTTCAACCTCCTTGAACTCTCCTGGGGCTATAGGCTCATTGTTGCCTACCATACGCACACCTTTAGCCTTAAAGCCACCTGGAAGATTCGCAAATTGACCTGCATCTATCAATGCTCGCATTGCAGCAGTAGCACTCATAGTCAGATTACCAAGGAAATGCATGAGTCCCAAACCATAGAAACCAAATCCTGGGACAAAACGATAGTGTACAAAGTGTACCTTCTTTTGTTTTGTAGGATCATCCTTGGCATAGTTTCTACGAATACTTAAAACTTCTTTTGATTGTTCTTCAATTGTAACAATGTAAGGAAGAGACTCACCTTTTTCTGAATTAGGTTCATCAATGTCTAGGTAACAATGTTGCTCTAGTAAAACATATTGAGGATCAGAAGAACTAGAGGGAGACAGTCCTATAATTGTATCCATCTTTTCTGAGAAAGATGTAGGATTAACCATCCCTGCTTCAGGAAGATCAATGTCTGCATACATCTCTGCTTTAATCTCTCTGTGTAGATCAACAGGACTTTTATAAATGACATGTGTATACCTATCAGCATTCCTAAGATTAGATGCGTTATAGGAAACATAAAACTGATCAATAGGAATAAACTCTGAGACAGGACGTTTAAAAGAAGCATCATAATAAATCTTTTTAAACGAAGAACCTATCAGGGGTAGATGAAAAAGCATTCTTTCAAATTCATCAAAGTATTCTGGCATTTGTTCTGTAAGCTGATAGTTCATAAAGTTTTGAACTCTCATTGCTTGATTTTCTTTTTCCAAGGTATGCTTACCCAGTACCTGTGCCTTGACAGGACCATTAGGGGGAAACAACTCTTGTGATGCTTTAGACTGAAACTTAACTGCTGATTCAATTAAGAGAGGGTGTACTGCTGTACAGGCTCCTTCAAAAGGTTCAGATGCTTCTTCGATCTTGAGTCCCAGAAGATCAAAGCCTCTTTCAAACATAGACTCCCATTCACTACGAGAGTCTTTGTCAGACTCATAATTATCATAGAGGGTTCTACCTATGTCACTTAACTCATCTTCATCTATATCATCTCTTAGATTGCGAAACCATTCTCCCACAGATTCCTCTGCACCCATTTCAATAGTTTCTTCTTCAGTAAAATCTACAAGGACACCGCCATCATCGTCTAATTCAAAGGTAGCTTTAGACTCGTCTACCATAGGCAGGGGAACAACATTATCCTGTGTAGGAGTAATTTGTTCAAAGGGGTTCTGTTCAATTGCCATTTTTATAGGTATCCTTAAATTTTAAGTGTAGATATTTCATTACATTTTTTTGATATCTGCGCCATTTACCTTTACACATCTTAGGGATATTACAGTTACATTCTTTTTTCTTACAACAATAATCTTTATAATTAGGTCGTATTAAAGAATGATTAATACCATCTTCAAAGGACCACATTGTTAATGCTATCATTGCATTTACATGGATTACATTTACATTTGTTACACATTATATTGCCTTTGCTTCATAAGGGTTTGGATTACGTTGGATCATACCACCTTGTTCATGAGGTAATACTTTTTCGTTAGTCTCTAACTTAATTGCAAATTTTTCTAATTCTTTAGGTGAAAAAGGTTTAACTTTTTTTGCTAAGATCATAGGACCAACTTGAATAACTTCTTCTGCACTTTTTAATAATTCTCCAGTAGTTCGATTATAAAACCCTGTACGAGATGCTGGATCAAAACCTACCTCTACCCAATCTTTTGAATTAATTTTTTCTTTGGCAAACTTTTGTATATCTTCAGGTTCTGCATTTTGCCATTTACCTTTAATTGTAGCAAAAGGACTTTTAGGTTTACCTTTACCTATATTAAAAGCTTTATCAGGTTTAAAAATAAAATCAATATCTTTTAAATATACTGCATTTGAATAAGACATTCCTGATGGGTCTTTAATAGAAGCTACATAATTATCATATTTACTATAAGCATCAATATCAAAACGTGACTCAACTTGTGTATTAGGTTTAATATTTTTATTTACACCTATAATAGATAAGTCTTTACCTTCACCTTGTTTCATGGATAAAAATACATCTTCTAAAGAGCGTAATTCTGGTACTGTACCATATTGTTTTAAAGGTTTAATACTATCTCTAAGTTCTAAAAATTCTGCTCTCGTAATTTTACCTTCATCAAAATTTCTAGTTATTTCTTCTAACTCAGGATTTCTGTGTCTATCTTTTACATTTACTTTTTTAATTTCTTTTGGATCAGTAATTCCTAATTGGTTAGCAACTTTTTCTTTAGTGAGTTGTAAGTTTACATCTCTCCAATCTTGTTTTTCTTTAGGTGTTTTATTAAATGCTTTATAAGCAGTTACTGATTCATCTACCTCTGGTAAAGAACTTAGTCCTTCTTTTTTAGGAACAGGTATAGAACGTCTTGCTTGAGGCGCAGCTTTCTTTATGCCTTGAGTGGCTAAAGTTGTTAAAAGTTTTGTTAAAGCTGCTGACATTACCTTCTCCTAAAATATTCATCTCTTTTATTATACCATTAAACTTTCCAATATGCAACCCTCTTGTGTCTTTTTTCATCTTCCCACTCTGGATCGTCAGGATGTGTGACATGCCAGGATTCCTTTAAATAATGAATTGCCATTACCAAAGCATCTACCTGATCATCATGAGCAGCATGTGGAAATCTGGTGAGTTCCTCTATTAATTCATCTGCCCACTTTTTATTCTTGGGTATCCATACTCTACCTGCTTCCATGATAGGAGATGCTGCATATGCTCTGGCTACTTTGTCTCTGTCAGGTGTATAATCTTTTACTGGTAATCCACTACGTCTCATATCTTGTATCAAGGATTGACCACTGGCCTTCTTTTCTATTATACATACATCTGGTTTATGTTTACTATAGAGCATCTGTGCTGTTCTTCTAAGCTCTGGGTATTCAAATCTACCTCTGACATTTCCCAGGAGAATCAAGTTAGGTGCAAAGTCTTCTATGCCCATTTCATTCTGTTCATACAGAGAAAAGATACCCCATGTCTGGATAACACTATAGTCAGCAGTAGTTCTGGTAGAGAAGGCTGTATCATAAGTCTGTATTATGAACTCACATGTAGGAGGTTCTTCATACTCCCACTCTTGTATCCATTTCTTTTTTATCAGACCACCTTCTTCTGGTGTGGGGTCTTGCATATACAAAGAGTTCCAGTAACGAGAACCATTAGATGCTTTGATCTCTGCTTCATCTATAGCCAATACCTCATCTGGTTTCCATTCTGGGAAATATGAGCCTCCTTCTGGTAAATCAAGAAGTTCTGCTGCTTCCTCGTCTAACCATGCAGGAATACGCACAACATCCCAAGGAAGAGTATTATATTCTGACATTTCTTCTTGTTGTTTCAAGAGCCACCCACAAAGATCATCAAAATGATACCTTGTATTAATAATCAGGATAGCACCATTAGGCATGATACGAGTTCTAAGACCAGCAGGATACCATTCTTTAACATATCTCCTACCTGCTTCTGAATATGAATCCTCTTCAGACATAACATCATCTAGAATTGCTATGTGAGCGCCACGTCCTGCAATCTGTGACCTAACACCAGCAGCATAATAGGTTCCATTCTGATTTGTTTTCCATTTACCTGCTGCCCTGACATCACTTCTTAGTGTAACACCCCTGAATATGTCCTGGAATTGCTCTGTGGTGACAATATCCCTGACTGATCTACCAAAATCACTGGCTAACTGATCAGAGTGAGAGACAGTCATGATCTCATGTTCAGGGTTCCTACCAATATACCATGCAGGAAACAACTTTGAACACAAAACAGACTTGGAAGAACGAGGAGGTAGGAAAACCATTAGTCTTTTTATGTGACCATTCTCAAGATCATCTAATTTATTTGATATTACTTCTATATGTTTACCCATTTTCCAATCAGAAACAAGTGAAGGAGCAACAAGTCTAACAAAAGTAAGAAAATCATCTTGTGCTTCTGTGTATGTTCTTGCTTTTAATAAGTTTGATAGGTTAATATAGTTATCTATAGTATTATCACTATTTGATTCTAGTTCCATTAGTACCCTATGAGATAAAAAGAAAAAAATAAAAAGTATTATTAGTATTAAGGAGGAACATTTTAGTTAATGTCTTTCTCTATAGACTATTATACAGGGATGGAGTGTCCATGTCAACCCCTGTTTTTTAAATAATTTTATTCTAGTCTATTATATTATATATATATATAGTGCGGTGCTGTTTTTTTTCTGGGGGTCTACAATATTTCAGCCAATGCAAGAGTCATGCCAATAACAGATACCTTGCAAAAACCATGCCAGATTCCAACTGGCACGATAAATGCATTAAATCTTCCCTTATGCAACAAATATGCCACAAATATGGCCTGAATTGTGCGATATGCAAAGAATATGCCAAGTCTATTCATCGTCCTTGTCTTATTAATGGCATAAAATCACCTATTCCAGCCATTCCTAGAACCTTCCCAATCATCCAAAAAACCACCAATGATGACAAAATAATCTAAAATTAATTTTCAATCGTCATGCTAAGTCATTGAAATCATTGATAAACAAATTTGTTGACTTTCACTATTTGTTTCATGCTATACTGAGGGACCGAAACAACAGGAAACACATATTAGACAACACTTAAACGAACAGTCTTTGCCCACGACTTAAAAACATAGGACGCTTGAAATTCAGAACCTATTTTATCTGACCTAGTAAAGTGTCGTTGGCCGCCCTACTGCAATCATGGCTCACGCTTGAAATCAGTTTAGCTCTAAATGCCTTGGCATATTGCAAGCCTTCAAGTCTATGCTCGCCTTCGGTTTCAGAAACAAACTAGGGACTTGTCTCATCACTTTCGATAGAGACATGGCAATGGCTCATAAGGCCGATCAAGTAAGGCATACTGATTACAGTTTAGTTGCGTACGCTCCTAATGACGCAAGGATGTTATGATTAACGAGATGCATGATAACACGGTGTTAGGAAAGCAAGCTAATCAAGCGTAAACAATATGACGAACTTGAATACAGGAAGCACAATCAGACTTCAAACAAGCTGACTTGATCCTATAAAAATTGTGCGCGCCGATAGCACGGCGCTAATGCATTGCATAGCAGCACTCACTTAGTGAGCATGTTATGCGATATGCTAAGGTTATGGCTTCCCATGTGAAATTCTAAATTAAGCCTAATGGTTAATTGTTCGCGTGAAGACTAGGGTGCTGTCCAAGGACCATGGACCCAATATGCCGACACGTTCGCATGATATCATTGTTGCACGATACTTAGCACATATCGTGCAATGCATAAAGCACAGGCATAGGCGCTTGTATTTTATGCATTGCATGAGCAATGCGCTTTTCAAACTTTACATAGGATATCAAAACAATGGTCGAAACATTGACTAAAAAGCAAGCCATGCGCCAAATTGGCGAGATGAAACGTTCTGGCGCATCTTTGCGCGACAAGAGCGTGTCAATTGAAATCTTTGGCTTGGAACATAGCAAGGCCACAGGCGATAGCTCTATTCTTGCCTCTCTTTTGTTAGGTATGCAGGATATGAAAATGGCACAATGGAAAATGATGCGTGATCATATCATTGCACATAGTCCATTAAAATGGAATCAAGAGCTTGGCAAGTTTATAAAAAAGCGTAAAAGCGACAAGGTATATCTTATAGATGCCGCCAAGGCTAAACCATATTATGAGTTTGGCAAGGAAAATAAGGAAAGCGTATTAGATTATGATAAGCTCTACAAGTTTGACACATTTTTAGAGCGTGAGGCCAAGAAACAAGACAAGGAATTTGACACAATCAAGGGCGATAAGGTCAAAGCAATGGCTAGAAAAGCCATTATAGAGGCCGCACTAGCGGCAATCGACAATGTAGACAAGACTCCTACATTAAAAGTAGCAGCATAACTTATGTTCAAGCCATTGGTATCTATGCTAACGCCATAGGTATCGATGGCTTGTGCGATAAGTCATTCTGACTGTCGAGACAGGGGTAGTATAACTATCGCCTGTCTTTTTTATGTCTAAACAAGATAGGAGAATACCATGCGCCAACGGTATCGCATGTATGAAGACAATGCTCTTAGATTAGGGCGACTCATAATCCATTGGACAGGAGCAATTACAACAATGATTATCATTGCTCATGTTTTTCTTGAAGTGGCTTGACATTAAAGGGGAGGGAGTAGTCCCTCTCTTTTCATGTGAAACCAGAGAGAGAAAAGAATGATGTCAAAAAAAGACGTGGCATTCTTGCCACAATGTGATACGAAAGGATGCACCACACATGCACCTATTCAAGAGAATGGTAGAGTGTGGTGTTGTGAATGCTATATGGAGTCTAAAGATGACAGAAGAAAAAGCTAAAGACCGTAAGCGTCTGTACGAAGGACATTTGAAACACTCTCGTATGTGGCATTATAATCCTATGACTTGGCACCAATGGAAGTTTTGGTTCTGGCCTGGGCATGAGGATGATCCAGATATCATTCTTAAAGCTGCTAAAAAGCAGAATGCTGTCGAACTATTTGGAAGGAAGATCAATGACTGACTTTGAAAATACAATTGACCATGCTATTGCAACATGGTATCTTACACAATTCGCACTTCGTAATCTTATCGTTGAGGCTTTTGATTACAGGCCCTGGAATCAGCTTTATGATGAGCAGAAGAGGATAGCGGCACAGTTATATTGGGAGGAGATGCTGTCATGATTTTAACTATCTTTGCTATAGGATTGTATATCATTATAGTAGCCTTAATCTTATTAACAGTTGATCATATAGAAAGGAATAAGTGATGACTTACTTTGCAAAAACTGAGAAGACCATTCGCCCAGTAGATGGGGCGCTCGTAACATGGCAGCTTGTGAATGATGGGGAACCTCACACAAGTGAGAAGAAAGTCAATGGGAAACCTGTCAAGGTTATCCATTGGCAGCCCAAGCGATGGGTTCCAATCAAAGTGGAGTATAACAATGGCTAAAATTGAGCGATCCCCTGCTGATGAGAGTCACTTCATTTATGTAAGTGATGTACATATGGATGGGTATGTACCTATTCATCAAAAGAAAGACTTGCTTATGCTAATTCAATTAGCAAGTGAGTCATTGCAAATGTTGGAGGAAAGAGATGATACCTAAACAAGAACTCAACATTCCTGTGGAGGAGGGGAAACTCTCCTTCCATGAATGGAGAGACATGATGGAGAGAAGGTATGACACCATGCCTTCTCGATATTGGAGTGACACACAAACAATGTACGAGGAGTATTTAAATGTTTAATCATGATGTAGTAAATTTCCAAGTAGAGAAGTTCGACTTGACCGACGTACCTACTGACATTGGAGTAGGATTGCGTCGAAAAGATACAGGGGAGACTCTTGCTATTGTGAGTGAGCAGTATACACCAACTCAATACCTGGAAATTACAGATGCAGTAGAGGAAGCCCTGAATCAATCAGGACTAGACCTGACAGATGCAGAGTTTGAAACAAAGTCTTACGATGGAGGAGCTAGACTAGAACTAATCACTAAATTTCCTGCACATCCTATGAAGATTGCAGAGGGAGATGTGGTCGTGCCTGAGTTTAAATTCAGGACAAGTCATAACAGTACATGGTCTAACAATGGATATGTAGGAGCATTTAGATCATTCTGTTATAATAGTTTAGTGTCAGGTAATGTGTTAGGGTATGTGTATGGAAAGCATACAAAGAACTTCTCTGTCCCACAGTTTGCCGCTAAGATTAGGACTGCTGCTGAGTACATAGCAGGAGATGGCATGGAGCAGATGCAGAGGTGGTATAATACACCTATCAAACGTGACACTGCTATTGATCTATTCACAGAAACGCTTGCCCATCGTCAGGATAATGTTAAGCGTGAGCAGGTAGCCAACAAGAAGAAACTATCTAATCTCATGAAGATATTTGACGAAGAGAATAGATATCTATTGGGACAAGGTAGGTATGAGAAGTATGCTCAACGTACTGAAGGAACCTTATGGACTGCATACCAAGCAGCAACCTACTGGTCTAGTCATCCAGAATATGGTGGAAAGGAAGGATCAAAAGCTCACACCACCAAGGTAACGAGAGAAGAGCAAATAAAGAAGATGTTGAACCACAAGATGTGGAAGGAACTTGAAGCATGTTAATTACAAAGAAAAGTTTAGTGACAGGTAACACCACCACTAAAGACATAAAGATATCTATTCATCAACTAAATGCATGGAAGAATGGAATGCTTATCCAAGATGCCATGCCTCAAGTCTCGGCACCTGATCGAGAGTTTATTAAATCAGGTATTACAAATGAAGAATGGAACAACTTATTTAAGGAGATTAAATAATGTCAGCAGAAAGTAAAGTACTACGTGCATTGCGTAAGCGTAATCGAGTCACGCGCAAGACTGCTATCGAACGTGGATGGGCAGAGAATCTTACTGCTACCATCTCTCGACTGCGTAAGATGGGACATGATATTGTACCTATCATGGCACGTACACCTGAAGGAGAGACGTACACACGCTATCGTTTGATGGCTTAACCTACAGACCTGGACATGTCTATAAACTGTCCACTTGAAAATAACTACTGGAGTAAAGAAAGATGAAAGAGTATCAAGTGACAGTGTATCGCTCTGTTCAACAGAGTGCTACTGTCACGATTGAAAGTGACAGAGAACTAAACTCTTCTGAAATAGAATACATTCGTCTGAAGGCAGAAGATGAAGCAGCTGAACTGTCTGATGATAAATGGAAAAATAAAGAAGTAGATGACAAAGTAGATGTAACCATCTATGATGGCAACCAATGCATAGCACTCATACTTCACTCTCTTACTTAGAGGATTTATATTATGACTACGAACAAAGAACTTGCTGATCTGTTTCGTTGGTGTGAGGACATAGGACAGTTCGCCACTGATCGACCCATCAATGACACCTTGAACCATCAAGGATCATGCGTACACAAGACAAAGTTCTGTTCTAATACTTGTTTCAATAACAAGTTATATAAACTCTATCCCAAGATGCATGACAGGGATGACAGGGTAGAGAGTATCTGGCAGAACCTTGATCCTTTTTCTGTCAAACCTTTTCTTCAACGTAAGCGTAAGCAAACCAAGCGAGTACGTCTCAAGACTAGAGGCGAAGCGTTTGCTAACATAGCAGATGTATTCAAGGTCAAGGAAATGGTAGAGGATAATCCTGATACAGCATGGTGGGTGCCTACCAGAGCATGGCGTGATCCTCATCTCAAGACTTTGATAGAAGATGTTCTATTCCCTATCAAGAACATTGCTATCAATGCCAGTGTTGATCCATCTAATACTACAGAAGAATGGAAGATGCTGGAAGATACTGGCTGGAATATTATGTTCTATGGAGATGATACCTTGACGCATAGTCCAGCCACTGAGAAGAAAGTATTTCTATGTCCCAAGACGCACAAGAAACTGAAAGGACATTGTGATACTTGCAAGGCTGGATGTTTCAGTCAGCTTACTATACAACGTCAACAAATTGTACACTTATCCCAACACTAGGAGAAAGAATATGTTTAGTTTCTTTAAGAATTGGAAAGAGCAAGAAGAAATTATTAAAGTACCTGCTATCATGCCTACTGTTACTCTAACGAGTACAGAAATTAGTAAGCAATATAATATTGATAAAGCAACTATTAGAGATGCACGAAAAAATAATAGATTAAAATATGTTGGTACTTTTCCTCACCCATTGCAGAAAAATGTCACTGCATATCTTTATGATCCTAAAGATGTAGAGAATTGGAGAGCATCTATTAAGTCTTATAAGAATAAAGATAATGATCCTATATATCCAGTAGGTCCAGGATATAATAGGTATCGAACAGAAGAAATTAATCAACTGGTTGGCAAGCATATTAGTTTTGGTCGTTGGACTTATTTTGAAGATGCTATCAAGATTCATTCTGCTGGACAAATAGAGAAAGGAGAAGTACAATGTACCTTGAGAAGTGCCATGAGAACTAATGCTTTGTATTGTCTACGTGTTATTGATTCAGAAACAAAGGAGTAATCATATGTGGAAATCAGAAGTACCATTATCAGATACGCTTAGAATGATTGACCTTGTTAAAGAGATTGACATCAACAAGTATTCTCAAGTAGAATACAGAGAAGTTGTAAGCTCTATCATGATTTCTTTCATTACTGATTATGAAGATCAAGATGTTCAAGAATCTTCTATCTGCTTTTCAAGGTAGATGATTGCACTTCTTTAGTAAGTATGATATAATATATAAATCTAGGAGAGTAATATGTTTAAGTTTCATGATCACATACAGATAAACTTATCGCAGGATACTGTATGTGGAGAACCTTTGGATAGCATTATCCTGCGACATAGTGACGCAACATCTATTACAGACGTATCAGTAAGAGATTGTAATAGAATACTAAACAATGAACTAGAGGAGTGGGAACATGAATACAATCAGTACCTCGATTCCCTTAAAGTATTTAACTAATAGGCGCAGGAAGGTAGAGCATATTAGTTTTCGTGATCCTTATTGGGAACAAAGGAGGAAGCATCAAGTAGTACCTGATAAAAAGAAAGAAGATAGTAAAAGAAAGTGTAGGTCTAAAGATGTTTATCATAGTACAGATTGAAGGTGAACCTACACTAGAAAACTTACATGCTCTTCCCAATGCACTGGGAAATAAACTAGAAGTATTTTCTTCAAGGGAAGATGCATGTGAGTTACTAGAGTTACTATGGAATCTTGATCCTGAAGATCAGGAAGAAAATGATATCCATGTGTGGCGACTACATTGAGGAGATTCTTAATGACTCTTACTAATTTAATACACTCCTTACAAGATGTATCTAATACATTAAATATAGTAAATGAAAACTGTGCTACGAAAGGAGATAAAAAATTTATTGAGGACATGAAAAAGAAAAGTGTTTCTGATTTAAACAGCATAATCAATGACTTACAATCTTTACAACGAGAAAGAATTGGATTGGAGATAGGAGCATGGCGTTCATAAGATTCATTATAATATTAGGTATGATTTTCTTTTCTTCTATAGCTTATGCTGAAGAGGATAAAGAATTAAAATGTTTAGCAGAGGCAGTCTATCATGAGGCTCGATCTGAATCTTTTACAGGTCAGTTAGCAGTAGCTAATGTGATAATTGAACGTGCTAATCTTTCAAAGTTTCCTAATACAATATGTAAAGTTGTACATGCTGGTAAGTATTGGAAGGGAAACATAGTAAGAAATAAATGTGCGTTTAGTTATTACTGCGATGGTAAAAAAGAATGGGCATCTGTTGAGAAAGAAGCTTTAGATACAGCTTATCATGTATCTTCTTTAGCTTTAGATGGTGTTACCCTACTTTCTACCTTGGGTGCCACGCATTATCATGCCAGTTACGTGTCTCCTTTCTGGGCTAACGAGATGGAAAGGCTACAACAAATAGGAAAACATATTTTTTATGTTGACTAACCTAAAAATCTATGATACTATTCGTTGAAAGAGAGGTTATTATGGGTAGAATTAAAGACTTACTATATACTGGAGTACCTGGCATGGGTTATACAGATGATCTATTAAGAGAAAATAATATATTACAAAGAAATGTTAGAGAGTTACAAGAACAATTGCAGAAATCTCATCAAAGAATAAAACATCTTACTGATAATCGTTGGAGTGAAGACAAAGAAGAACAGAATAAAAATCAAACAGAGTTAGATTTGAAATGACTGAAGATAGTTTTTGCAAGGTGTTTGACTTTGTTTCTATCAAGGCAACGATAGAAGAAAGAGATCAGGTAATTTACTGTGAAGTTTCTGAAGAAGAGTGGCAAGATTGTGTCTATATTTTGTTTTCATTCATGGCAGAGAATGGATATGATCCACACAGACAAGCAGAAATAATTCAGTTTGTTAAAGATTACTTTCCTAACTTACCTAACAATGACAATGAGGATAAAGAAGATGACTAAAAATTTATGGGATAAGGAAGAGCGACAAGTCTTTCGATCTCTGACTAGACAATACAAACAAGAAGGTTATGATAATAAAGAGGCTAAGAAATTAGCCAGACAAGAAACAAAAGAAATCATGAGCGACAAGATTGAGTTCGCTGAAACTTTATATGAACAGGCTTTGCAAGACTTTGATTGAAGACATAATAAATAAAGTTATTTTATTACAAGCATTAAACTATGATGCTCATTTTAAATTTAACAAAAAGAAAGGAGGAATACTTTGTGCTGAAGAAGATGGTAAAGTTGTATGGAAATACCCATATGTTACTGCACCTCAAGAGTCTCATACTAGAACAGTACTTACAAATTATTTTGGTAAGTCTATTATTAGGAATTAAATATGTCTGGTAAATGGTTAGAACGAGGAGCGTGTCCTGAGTGTGGGTCTAGCGATGCTAATGTTAGTCACTCAGAAGGATACTCTCATTGCTTTTCTTGTGATACACATTTTAAAGAAGGAACTGATCAAGTGGTTGTACCCATGCAGAATATAAAAGAAGGCTTTACAGTAGGAGAATTAAAAGGAATTGATGATCGTAAGATCAGTAAGGCTACGTGTAAGAAGTTTAATACCTTTGTAAAGACTAACGGTAATACAATTACTCATCACATCTATCAGTATTATGATTCAAAAGGAGAATATGTAGGCAACAAGGTCAAGCAAGTAGAAG